AAACCACATTCCATCTGGAACATTATAAGAAATATCTTCTATTACATCTTTTATCTTTCCGTACCCATGTTTTAGTTTATCTAACATTATTTTTTCCTCATAAATTTAGAGATTCCACCAACCCCTTTTAACCCTAGTCCAGCACATACAGTTATATAAATTAAGTTAATGTACCAGTCTGGAAGTGTGCCTAAGATATCAAAACCTAATCTTACAAATGGTTGTGTGTATGGAACGAAAACCAAAATTGCTGGTAAAAGTATAACCAGAGTTATGAACTCGTCTTTCAGACTTCCAGAAAGTTGGTCAACAGCTTTGTTTTCCCATTGACTGTTGAGTTTATCTGCTTCTAATTTTCCTTCTGCAACAGCTTTAGCAACAGAAGTCTTAGCTTCAATCTCAGCTTTTTTTAGATTAGATTTAGCTTGTGATTCTTTACTTTTGTTTTCAAGATATCCACCAACTGCTTTAGTAAGTCCACCAACAATCATTCCTATCATAATCCATCTCCGTATTTAAATAATCCAGCAATTACCGTTATGATTGAGCCAATCCAGACCAATGCTTTGACTGCACCCTTTCCCATATTGACTGTTGCTTTTAATTCACTTACTTCTTTTTTTATAGAAATCATTTCTTTTGAATTACTTTCTACATTCTTAGATACAAAATCTAATTTCTGTTCAAGTCTTAACAAACATTCTTTCTCTGCTGATGTCATATTAATTACCTAATGAAAGTGGATTTGCGTTCATTGATTCTGTTACCGTCTTAAATGACTTATCAACGTGTTCAACAATTTTATCTATATCTGCGTCTATCTTATCAATAGATGTTTTATTATTGTTTGAGTTTATTTCGACAGCAGTAATTCTCTCCAGTATTGCAGAGTTATCGCCACTTGGAATACTTGACATGCTATCTTCTAAAACTGTCAATCTTGATTGCATTTGTGCGTACGTGTATATTCCCCCAGCAATCGGACTTGCAATCGAGAGCAAAAAAATCAGTATTATTTTGGGTGTAAGCTGAATCGTTGAATCCTTGTCCGTCATAAAAGTCTATCTCCGTTTTTGTTAAATCTAATGTATCTGTTATCTTAACCTCAAAGTATTCCTTATTAAATGATACAACAGTTAAAATATCAAGTTTTTGTACCACAATATCTGACTTAATTTTTGGGGTTACTGTACTAACAGAAGTTTTTTTATCGCTGGATTTGGGCGAATCAGAGCCTTGTTTTTTCTCAGATTTGTCAGATTTTGCTGTTTCAACAACCTTTTCTTCATTTGCACTTGGTTCTTCTTTTATTTCTTCTTCAGCAGTTTCTTCTTTTTCTTGAGACTCTTTTTCCTCATTTTCACTTATTTCTTCTTTTGGCTCTGGCTCTTTTTCTTCGGTTCGGCTGTCGTCTGATAACTCGCTTTCTTCATTCTTTCCATCAACTTCCTCATTCTGCGTTGATGTTTTCTCTTGTTGTTCATTTTGATTCTCCTTTAAATCATCTTCCATATTTATTTGTTCTAGTTCTGTTGGAAGTTCTTCTCTAATTTCTTGTAATGTTTCTGGCTCATTTTTTATTTCATTGGTTGACTCAATTTGTATCTCATTTATTTCAGGCAAATTATCTGGCATTTGAATATCTGGCATTTCAATTGTTGGCATATCTATTTCTGGCATATTGTTATCTATAGGTATGTCTGCACCAGCATCAATGTTTGTAGGCATTTCATTATTTATTCCAACGTCTGCAATCTCCATATTCATTTGCTCTGCTCTTATATCAGATATTACAGAAATTTGTGAAGATAAATTTGCAATTTGCATATCTTCTGGTGGGTTTATGTCAATAATTCCACTTGATATGGTATTTACGATTGATGTTGCGTCTAATGAGCCAATTTGTACTGTTTCTACAATAATAGGCTCTGCAATTACTGGTTCAACTGGAACAGGCTCAATAATAACAGGATTTACCTCAATATCATCAACAACAGAGTTTATGATAGCTTCAGGAGCTACTACAGGGCTTATTTCAATGATTTCTGGCTCTTGTGCTATAACTACATCAGATAGTGTCAAAGATAGGCTTAAATCGTCTATAATAGAGCCAAATTGTCCATCCCAATCTCCAGCATCATCACCGAAGACATTTACACTTACTGTTGTGTTATTTATATTAAATTCTTTTTCCAACTCAATATTAAAAGTGGAAGTAATAACACCATCATTATAATCGCTGGTAAAATTATAATTTAAAGTTTCTGTTTGAGTTCCATCATCAAAGACAATAGTTGTTTTAACTGTATCTAAATTATCTACTGTACCTTCAGTTGAACACCAAGCTCCAGTTGCTTCATTATTGCAACCTATAGATAAAATACTGCCATGAGCTTTATCAATAATCTTTTGTTCTGATTCTAATATTTTTAAATCAATATCTTGTGATATAGAACCACCTTCAGCACCACTAAATCTAACTGACTGATTTAGTTCTCCGTAATCATTACCATCATAATTAACATTACCATCTAATTCCCAGCCTTCAGTCTGGTTATCAAATGAGCCGTTATTTAGGAGATTTGATGTTTCCGTTGCTCTTACCGTTTGAGTCGCTGTAATTACTAACATTGTAATCAGTACCCAAGTAGTCAGGATAACGTATAATTTGCCCATAATCGTTTATATATCCCATCATTTTGTAATGTTTGATTGCATCTTTACCTATGAGTGCTTTCTTGCCGTTCCATATGCTACAGGGAGTTCCTGAATGTAACATAGCACTCCAAACAGCTTTGCTGCCAGCACACAGAACAGATATTGATGCAACTTTTAATCCAGCCTTTGCTAAAGAATTTGATAATGCTCTGCGTTCACAATTCCAATCAGTAAAAGTTGTTCCTGTAGATATTCCAACCACAGATGTAGATACAGCACCTACAACAGGGAAAGAACAAATCATCTGGGAATAACTTTGTACACTTGGAGCTATAGCAGATGGTGGTGGTTGATTTTTATAATTAACTGTACTGTCTGCTGCGTGAGCATTCATTGAAGCCCAGATTAAAACAATCATCATTAAAAATAAAAATATTATAAAACCTCTTCGCATGAGAAACTAACTCCATATAAACTAATGTGATTCGCACTCCAAGTTAGCTCATTGTTTGTCATTCTCATAACGCATTTAGGACTTGCGTAAGATATTGTTGCGTCATCTGCTAAAGTTGCGGATAACGGTGGTTCTATGGTTAGTGTAGCATTCCCACTTCCATCACTTGCAACATCAGCAATAATCATATGCAGTTTGCTGGTTGCTCCAGAATTAAATTGTACATAGTCGCCTTTTTTAAACAATTGTAATTCAGATGTATCTGCGCCATCTATCGTAATATCATAAGCTCCAACAGCATGTGAGCCATTGACTGCAATCGTATTTGAGATTGTTCCCTGAACTGCTTTTGCGTCTGCATCGCCCATCAAAAATGTTCCAAACTGACCATGTAACTGCATAAAAAAAGCTAACCATTCATTTGCTTGCGTTCTATTCATTGGCGGTAAAGTAACTGTGCTATACCATTTTGCACCTGTAAACTCATGCACTTGAGTTGAAAAGGTAAATGGACTTTGACTCTGTGCTACAGCTTTAGCAATACCCCATTCACTTCTTACAAAGTTTGGAGTAGTTGGCATTTGAAGTGGATATGTAGGCTGTCCCATTTATGCACCAAAGTCCTTCGCAAAAGTTCCGCCACGCAACCTGGCATCTCTTACTGCTGATAAAGTATTTTCTCTTATGGCTGGTAACATATTCATAACTTCTGCTCTAACTGTTTGTGATACACCTGTAGCAAAGTTTAAGTTTTGCTCTATGGTAATACCGCCACCCATTTGACTATTTGGTACTATTGTTCCAGCAGATTTAGGTACAAACATTTCTGCACCTCGTTCTCCTACCATATAAGGCATATTTGGATTTACATTTCCGCCCATAGCTCTTGCACCACCAAAATTAAATATTGAGCCTACACCAGATAAAATATTATCAAACATACTTCCACCACCTGAAGAAGATAAACTCATTGCTTCTCTAATTCTTTTTAACATTGGTTCAATAACTGCCAACTGAAATATCAATGCAACCACTTGCTGTAAAACACTCTGAAAAATATCTACCATACTGTCTTTGAAATCTTTACCGCTTACAACAGCTTCTCCAAATGCGGTTGAAATATTTTTCCCAATATCTTCAAAAACTTTATTTACTTTATCAAGTTGTTCCATCTCAATATCAAATGCTTCACCTCTTTCTTGTGCATCTCTATCCATTTCAATTTGTTTTATTTGAGCTTGAAGTTTGAATTTTTCTTTTAATTTTTCAAGTTCCTCAGTTCTAGCTTGATTTTCTTTTTTAATATTTTCTATTGACAGTTTTGCGTCATCAGAGAATTTTTTTCTTGCTTCTTTTACTCTATCAAATTCTGTGTTTTGTGCATTTAAGGTAGCAGTTAATTCATCATTAGCTCCAACAAATTCTTTAACTTCTTTTATGAGTTGGTGAATTGCAACACCACCCAAAGCAATCCCTGTCATTATCATAAATAATGGATTCACTAGCATAACTGTTGTTAGAGTTGTTATACTTCCAGCTAATCTTGCCAACATATTTATAGTTGCAACGCCAGCTAAAGCTAAGAAAAAGTTTTTAATGCCATCAATATTATCTACAAGGAATCTTGTGAATTTTGCTAATGATTCGCCTAAAGTTTTTCCTATTTCTTTTATTTTTTCTTGGTTGTTATCTAAGAAAACATTTAAGTCGCCAAATTGCATTTTTAATTCTTCAAAAAAAGATTCACTTACTGCAATCTGGAATTGCATAAATTTATCTTTAATCATAGATAAAGTACCAGTTAAGGTATTAGCAAGCTCATCAGTAACATTACCAAATGTCCCACCTTTGCCAAACACTCTTTCAAATGCTTCTCTTGTTTCTTCGGCTGATACAGTTGCGCCAGCAGAGAATCCAAGCAAATCTCTAACCCCTCTTTCTCTAAATACATCAGCACTAGCTATACCGCCAGAGAAAGACCTTTGTATTTGTTCAGCCGTTTGTCTAAAATCCAATCCTGTAACGGCAGCAACATTACCTGTTATCTCTAAGACTTTTGCTAATTCATCTGCATCTTCAGCTACAACAGCTAAGTTTCCAGAAGCTTGTTGTATTTCTCCAAGTGTGAATGGAACTTTACCAGCAAATGCCAACATAGCTTCAAAAGCTCTTTCGCCTTCTTCTGCTGTGCCAAAGAGTGCTTTTAATCGAATCTGTAGATTTTCAATTTGGATTCCTGTATCTATAACGCCTTTTACAAATATAGCTCCAAATGCTACACCTAAAACTGCACCAACTTTTGTTGCTGTTGCAGTTACTCTTGCAAGACTATTGGAAAGATTTTTAAGACCACCACTCATTTTTTTAGATGAGTTGCTAACAACTTTGTTGGCTTCAGCCATATCACGCTTTAGACCTTTAAGGTCTGCTTCAATCTTTACTACCAGTTTATCTAGTTCAGTTGCCATTAGTTATCTGGGTACAGCTCCATTAGTTCGTTTAACTCGTCTGAATCCATTGGTTTATCTTTGTTGCCACCATTGAACTCACTAAATCCTTTTATTGCTAGAGTTATTTCGGTAATGCTCATATCCCAAAATACTGCTGGATTAATACCTATCATTCCTACACATACTTCAAGCCATCTTTGGTACGGTAGTTCAGCTTCTTCGTCTATTCCTCTACTGGACTTTTTTTTTCGTCATCAGTATCGTCATCAACGTTCAATGCTAAAGTAACCAACTCTCCAGCCATCTTTATAGCTTCTAACAACCCAATCTCTGATATTAATACTTTAACTTCTTTGTCTTGTAGGTTATTCCCACCAGCCCTTAATGCTAAAGTTATGACCGATATTATTTCAGTCATAGTAATATCAGCTTGTGCCAATTTATTTCCTAGCTTTAGTATGCTACAACCTAAAGCCTGTTCTATCCTGATAATGGTATCAAGGCTCATTCTTGCCTTGTACTCTTTATCATTAAAGTGTAGTAGCTTTTCCGCCTTTAGACGATTTATGCTCATTGTTTATCTCCGTTTTAGTTAATATAACAATAATCTCATCTCTACTTCCAACATTGTCAGCAGAGAAGATTGTGTAAGATTTCTTGTTAATTTTGATTGTATCTGTATCTTTGAATCCTTTATAAAAAGGTATTTCTAACTCAACATTGTTTTCTCCAATGTTAACTTGTGCGTCTAATTTTTTAGAGCCTATTTCTATAGGCATTAATTCCCAACCCATAATTATCTCCTAAATTAAACTGTAGCTATTGTTACTGCACCAGCAGATTCAAAACTCATTGAGTAAGTAACTTCTCCATTATAACTACCAGCATATTCCATAGATGTAACTTGAAACGCACCTGTGAAAGTATTGAAGTCTGGCACTAAAAATTGATAATTACTAAATGTTGTTGCTGAAAAAGCTGTCAATACTGACTGCTCACTAGCTGCGTCTGTAAATACGCCAGAGCCACTAATTGAAAAAGATTTAATTCCAGCGTCAGCAAGTAATGTTCTCACTCTTGATGAGTCTTTATTTGTAACGTCTATTGTTTCTGCATTGATTGAAATTGATGTATCTCTAAGTCCAGCTACAGTTGCAAAAACTTCTGGACTAGCAGCATTACCAATCTTAACAAGCAACGCACTTCCTTTTTGTACTGCCATATCTATCTCCTAAAAAAATTAACTATCGTACACAATCACAGACAAGGATAGCACTCCATGTCTAGTAATTCCATCATTTTCTGTTAGCGTGATTGTATTCCTGACTTGACTAACTACCATATCAGCACCAGATACTGAATAACTTGTATCATGCAAAAGCTCATATATTCTTTCCATAGCGTCTGATATTTCTTTTTTACCTCTGTATTGACTCCAAACATCTATATCTACAGAGTATTCATTACCATCTAAACTCTTTGTTCCTCTATTCGCAACATTGATATTTCCAATAACAACATAAGGATAACCTGTATCTTGTGGCACATTATCAAAGATTTTGTTATCACCAACAATACCATCTAATGTACTATCACCATTTAAAGTGGAATATAGTATTGTTTGTAAGTCAAAAGAATGAAAGCTCATGATATTTTTACCTTATTTATTTTTATATCTTTAGCAATAGTATTAGCATATTGTTTGGTGTTTTTAAATGCGTCTGATTCTTTACCCATAAATGGTCTTTGTAATCCACCTCTTGCAAAACTTTGTTCTAAAATATTTGCATAAGATACTCTTGTTTGAACTGCGGAAAAATGTCTTGCTCTGGTCGCTGGCTCAATAAAAAAACTATTAACTAATCTCCCTGTATCTATTGCTGGTGGATTATCCTTAGATGAAGCTGTGTGTGTCTTAGCACCTCTTTTATAAGTTCTGCCATCTTTAGGTGTTCTTTGCATACTTTTCATGATTTGATTCTTGAAATGATTAGCAACTCTGTTTAAATGCCTTTGGGTGTTTTCATCATATAAGTCCACAGCTTTGCTTATCTTCTGATTCAATTTAGATTCTATAGTTACTTTAACTGACATTAAGTTGCTACTCCTACTTCAGCTTGTATCACCTGATATCTTTCTTTGCCTTCCATTAAAGAAGCAATATGTTGGATATTAAATGTTTTAGAGTTGTAGCTGATTCTATATTTAGGTGTTAAAGCTGAATAATATCTTATGGTGAAACGGTAATTACTTCTATCTTCTATCTGGTCGCCAAAAGAATTTTCTGTACCTGATAAGTTTTCTACTTTAGCCCAAACTGTAGTTGCTGTTCCCCATGATACAGATTGACCACCACCAGAATCTGTAGATGGACTCATTGATTGTAGAACTACCTTGTTCCTCATTTGACCTATCATTAACCAAACATTCCCCCATAGTGTGCATGACCTCTGTAAGGGTGAGTAGATAAAGATTTAATTTTATATGATTGCAATAATTGAGTTGCACTTGTTGGAGCTAATACTCTTTTGCCATCTAATAAATCTCCTCTATGCTCAAACAGATATGCAGAATAAGCAAGACAAGCTGATTTAATATCATAAGGAACTGCTGTGGTTGCTCCATATCCAGCCACATATTGAATCTCTAATCCGTTCGCTACTCTTAAAGCAGTCGGATAAGATTCGCCTTGTCTTAAAACAATCCTTGCTGGAACACTTACATTATCCAAATAATATTTTGAACTAGCAAAAGTGGTAGCTGTATCGTCATCATCATAACTTTTAATATGCGTTACACTAGCTACAGGACTGTTTGGAAGTAATATACTTCTGCGATTTATATGTTGGTCTATGCCAACGTAAGAGCCTTCTTGAATAGGAATATCCACATCATACAAAGAATCTATAAATAATTGATAAGTAACTGTGGTCAATGACCTTGCAGTATATTCTTTCGCCCAGTTATGGACTGCTCTTTCTATCAACGCAACAACAGTATCATCATCAGATGAATCTATTTTATTCCATGCTTTGATTTCAGCTTGAGTTACTGCGTAAGCTGTTTCTGCTGTATGTACTTGTAATCCAGCCATTTAGTTTCTCCTAATCTGCGTCTGCAATAGTGTTACCGTCTATTGCTGCCCATTCCTGTACAGCTTGGTAGTCTGTGTTGTCTGTATTGATTGGCACAAGATATACTCTTGAACTGCTATCTTTACAAATTACCTTATAATTGCATAAAGTATCATCATAATCATTAACCTTTTGGACACTTTGTATATTTTCTTTATCCATAATTTCTCCTAAATTTCTGCTGAAAAACCTAAAAAAGCTGAAGCATTATTAGATTTGATTCTACCACCATCTCCTTGTGTTCCTGATACATTTGCATTGCAATCTAATGCAAGACCTGTATTACCAGCAGAAAAAGTTGCAGTAAAACTATTAAAGGTATCAAAAGCATTACCAGCAAATATACCATAAAAATCTGTCCCAGTTTCTTGAACAAGAGAAGGAGCAGTTCTCATTTCAATTGGAAAATCTACATGGGTAGTTATTATTGATGAGCTATAATAAGCTCCCCCTGAAAAACTTTTATCATTACCACTAACTTTTCTAAAAAAATATCTATGACATCTAGCTAAATTATCACCAAATGATTCATGTTGAAATGGTGGTATAGTTGTTGAATCATAAGTTCCTATTTCTAATTGAACACCTGTTAACAGTATATTATTACTTGTACTGTCAGCACAGTCTACTTGGCCTACTCCAGCATCAGCATTAGCGTATGTATTCCAAGTGGTATTTAATGTACCACTAGTATATGTTGTTCCAGCTAAAAACCATAGTTGAAGCCCCATTCCATAACCATTATCATTATCAATTACTCCTGTAGTATCTGCTGGAAAATTAATTACATGTTTTTCCCATGTGTTTGCACTTGATACTGTATATGCTTTTGATACTGACCTATTATCATCAGCACCGTAAAGCTGTGCGATATGTGTTCCTGTTTTTGGACTTTTTAACCAAAAACTAAGAGTTAATGTTTCTGCATTAGATGAACCATATTTTAACATTTGTAAGTTTTGACCTTCTATCGTTTGTCTAATATAAAAAATACTTCCAGCTACTAAACTTCTTGCTGTTGTGCAATCCCATTTCATGCTTTTACTAAAACCTTGTCCTGTTGGTACATCAGTATCAGATGTTTGTGTCCAAGTACCAGCACCACCCATAACAACTGACCATCTATCTTGTACTTCTATAGTCGTACTTGTTATTCCTGTTTTGCTAGTAGCTCTTTGATTTATTTGCATATCACCATTGATGATAATAGATTCAGCATTTTTTCTGTTAATAATAGCACCAATCGTATTATTAGTTATATAAGCCCTATCAACTCCACCCACTCTTAAATCTATTCTGTCATCTGTATCTGCGGTAATAGAAGTATCTGCGTCTGCGTCTAAAATTAATTCTGTACCGTTCATATCTAATGAGGTTGATACAGTTAAAGCACCACCATCTGCAATCGCTAAAGCGTCATCTCCATCTGTAAATTCTATTAAAGCTGTTCTTACTGAATCAGATTTAAAATATTCTACGGTATCATTGCTTTGGTCTAACTCTGCAATCGTAATAAATGCGTCATTATCTTCATTTCTTATTTGTAATAAATTGCTTGTGGTATTATAAAAAAGTTGATTTGCAAAAGTAGTTGATGGAGCAGAACTTCCAGAACTGGTACTTGCCAATGCTTGTAATGCTGAATTAATATCAGCCCTTGTATTGGGAAAGGTCTGGTTTGCTATGGTAAAATCATTCTGACTCATTTTTTTATACTCCTAAATAATGTTAACAATACTCTAATTACTAACTGGATTCAAGATATCCGTACCCTTTAGCAACATAACTAAAATCTTTTGCTACTGCACTACCTGTTCCTGTGCCTTGATAAAAGTTTATGGTAAACCCTGTGGCTGACTTACTTGAAATAACATAATGTTGATTTTGGTCTAAATCATCTACTTCTATTCCTAAACCTTGCAATGCTTTAAATGCTGGGCTAAATGTTACAGCTTTTCCACTTGTTCCAGCAGATATACCATCTTCTGCAACTGTTCTGTCTGGCATATCAACAACAGCAGATAAAGCAGATATGGCTGGTGTTGATGATGGATTCGTTGTGGTTAATTTAACTCTTAAATTTATATATCTAGCTTTGTAATTTCCCAAAATATAATCTTGGTAATCAGTATATGTAGAATTGTCGTTAGAAGTCGCTATTTGGATTCTAGCGTCAACATCATCTTGTTCGGTATAGTTACCATCAAAATTACCTTCTTGGGCGTCAAATAAGCCCTCAAAGCTGTCAAACAGGCTGTTTGCGTTAAATCTAGTACTGGTCATTGAGGTTGTGATATATGAGTTGTAAATACCACCTAAATCAATCGGATTAGAATTAAAATAATAAAATCCATCTAAATTTTCTTGAACTTCTCCACCATCATCAAAGTTGCCAAGTGCGTCATCAAAGTTACCAGAATGGTCGTCAAATAATTCACCAAGTGTAATTTGCAGAAAATTTGTACTATCTCTGTTGACTACTTCAACATCTGTTTTACTTCCAGCGAATCCTGTTGATTCTGTGGTTGTTGCTACTGCGTTAAAATCATCTGCTATTCGATTTCTAATAATTGCTTTCTTGCTAGATGTTTCAGATGGAATACCTAGAACGTCAATCGCTTTTATCATGTACGTTCCAGTTTGAGCTGGCAAAGATATTTGATTCGTTGCTTTGGATACATACTCTGCAACAATAGTAGCACCAGCATAAACAGGGCTTGCTGTTACTGGTGTATGTCGTATCACATAATGAGATAAATCCAATTCATCATTTGGTGTCCATGAACATACTGCTAAATTATTAACTATATTCACAGAAAAATCTCTAACATCTGCTGGTGGAGCTATTTTTCCCACTACTTCATGTGATGCACTTGTGAAAGAAGAATAAACATTAAAGGCATTGACTGACCTTGCTCTAACCTCATACGTCATTCCATCTTCAGCATTAACAACTTCAAAATTTTGTCCTCTGGATTTACCTAAACTTTTATACTCAGTATCAGTAGATGTGTTTCTATACTCTACTTCAAATTCATTGGTTGTTCCCTGATTAGAAGATACTTTGATTAAAAGAATAGTTGACACAATACCAGAGTATGACCTCATGATATCGCTTACTTCTAATGATGGAGCTGTTACTGTTTCTGCTGTTGGCAAAGTAGTATTATCTGATATAAATTCAGATTCTTCAGCATCCCAATCCCAAACACTAGGAGATGTTTCTTGCAATACTAAATCAATACCTACATCATCTGCTGTGCTTACAAAAGTCCAGTCTGCAACTTGAAATATCTTAGAACTAAACCCTAATCTTGCATTGGTTAAACTAACTGTATCACCTACTTGTAATTTAAAAGCAGATAGTTTCATGGGAGCTTGA